CTTCCCATTCGGCTGATTGGAATCGACAAGGTAGTGGACTTGTAGAGGATATAACTATCTTAGTATCTATATTGCTTGTCATCACAGGAACACGGAAAGATCCTGTAAGAACTGAAGGATCTCCGATAAGTGGAGGAGCTTCACCAACGATGATTCCGTTATATGGATAAGTGTTTGTGTCTCTACTTGCAGGAGTAACCTTTAACTCAAAGGCTGACGACTCATCAAAGATTACAGTCCATGTTCTCATCTGTAGTTTTGGCCCTGCCGCTAATGCAACACCACCACCTTGCGGTTGTTCTTTTATATATGGAGTGCTGAACTCGTAAGTCATAGTGTATCTTTCTCCAATAAAGAAGCGTGGTGTCTTGCCTCCTACTACTGTCTTTAAGTCTCCAAGAACTGTGATCGTATTAGATGTTTGAGATAGCGGTTCGATAACTTGCCCATGTCTTAGGAGAGTATTACCTTCTTCAAATCTTCCTACTACAATCATATCTGCCCCAGTGTTAATGGGGTAAGGAAGAGTGATGACAGTCTCTACACCTAGACCACCAGCATTGTTAAGACTTGTCGATGTAACTTCTGACTCAGTAATCTTTCTATCTAGCAGTATTTCTATCTCTGTTCCTGGGTCTACTTGTTCAGGTCTTAGTGATACTTTCTCTAGGTAAGTTCCTGATTGAGATGAGGTTCCATCTTCGTCATATTCAGTAAGCACATATAAATCACTACCTTTAATTGCAGCACCTATTATCTTTTTACTACCACTAACTTCCCAGTAAGACCAAGATGATTGAAGCTTTGTATCCTCTTCAAAGAAGAACTTATAAAGATAGATTCTCTTAGGCTGGTCAAGACTAAGCATTGCAACAGCATCTTCTGCCAC